CAAAGTAAAACTTAACAGTCCAAAGCGTGGCGGACCTAAAAAGTTTTATGTATACACGAAGAATAAAAAAGGCAACGTGATCAAAGTATCATGGGGCGACACAACTGGACTTAGTGTAAAAGCAAAAGACAGAGGTGCAGTTAAAAGTTTTGTTGCACGCCATAAATGTAAACAGAAAAATGACAAAACAAAAGCAGGTTATTGGGCGTGTCGTACACCACGTTACAAGGCCCTAGGAGTTAAAGGCGGACAATGGTGGTAAAACCTTACGAGGAAACCCAAGTCGCACCTAACATCAAGCATAGAACATTTAGAGAAGACGCAGACAACAGTGACCTTTGCTGGCACCGTGATGCTGAGGATCGTACAGTTCGTGTGTTAGAAGGTGCAGGATGGAGTCTACAGTTAGACAACCGTTTGCCCATGGCACTAGTTCCTGGCAGAGAATATTTCATTCCTGAAGCAGTTTATCACAGACTTATTAAAGGATCTAGTGATTTAACTGTTGAAATTACACAACATATCTAGTATAATACATTTATGAAACAGGTATTACCTTTTTTAGAAACAATGATAACACAATCATGTCAACTAAGTTGCACGGGTTGTACAAACTATAGTGACTTAAGGCACAGTGGATATGTAAAATGGCAATACGGTAAACGTGATCTAGAACAGTGGCTTGAACGCTTGGATATACCGGACTTTGGTATTATGGGCGGTGAACCGTTAATAAATCCAGAAGTTAAACAATGGCTAATTGGTGTACGAGAACTTTTGCCAAATAGTCAGATACGCTTCACAACAAATGGATTACTATTAGAAAAGCATTGGGACATTATTGAACTAATGCATGACTTGGGAAATGTAAGTTTTAAAATAACTGCACACACTCCTGAGTTGCTAGAACATACAATTAATAAAATAATGACGATGTATGAATGGCGACCTGTGAATGAATATGGTATTGATAGATTAATAACTACTAACCAATTTAGGTTACATGTTAAGACACCACTGAGTTTTCTAAAAACATTTCGCAATGACTACGCAGATATGATGCCTTGTTATAGCGATCACAAGCAAGCATTTAATAGTTGTATACAGCAGACATGTCCTTTACTATACAAAGGAAAGATATACAAGTGCAGTACCAGTGGCTTACTAAGCGATACACTGGCAAAGTTTGGTAATCCAAATATAGAGTATTGGCGGCAGTTTATCCCCAAGGGAATATCTCCCACTAGTAACAGCGATGAAATACAAGAGTTTATAGCAAACTTTGGGAAACCTAACAACATATGTGCGCAATGTCCAACACACTTGGATAAAGAACAAATAATAAATCATCTTGACACAGTTGCATTTAAATAGTATAATAACTTATAATCAATAAGGAGTACTCACATGAGTGACAGAGTTTTCGGGCCTGAAGAAAAGGCAAAACTAACACAACTAGTAAACGAAGGCATTACAGTAATGCAGGAAGTCGATGACCTTAATGATGGTCTCAACGATACAATCAAAGCAATTGCAGAAGAAATGCAGATTAAACCAAGTGTATTGAAAAAAGCATTGCGCACAGCATACAAAGCAGACTTTGACAAGCACAGTGACGAATACAGCGAACTTGAGAACATCCTGGCTACTGTAGGCAAAATCTAAGTGCAAAAAGTAAAACAATTTTGGATTAACAGTTACACCAGTGACAAGACTGCGTTTTGCTTTGAGTTAATTAGTTTTATCTTTACAGTGGGCGCAAGTATGTTGTTGGCAGTAAATGCTGACAATCCAAATATGTTAATTGTATATCCAGGATTTTTTATAGGCAGTCTTACACAACTGTATGCAAGTTGGCGCAGAGGAGCAGCATGGATTATGTTGCTTACCTTCTATTTTGCATGCATTAATGTGTTTGGATATGGAGTAGCGGCACTATGGTGGTAGATTACTATACAATGCACTGGAGCGACCTAGTTGGACTAACAGGTATGCTATTACTAGTGTTTACTTTTTTTCTACTGCAAACAGATCGTATAGATCCAAAAGGATTTAACTACAGTTTTTTTAATCTTTTAGTTGCTATATTCCTAGGAATTAACTTGTACTATAAGCCAGTTCTTGCTAATATAGTACTAGAAGTATTTTGGGCTTCAATGAGTTGTTGGGGTATATACAAATGGCACAAGGCAAATAAATGAGTTATGTAGACGCTTATTTTGATAGGGAACGTGATCGTATCCATGTAGTGGAACGTGTAGATGGCAAACGTGAATACAAAGAGTATAGTGCCAACTATGTGTTTTATTATGATGATCAACGTGGCAAATACAAAACTATCTTTGATACGCCTGTAAGTCGATTTGCAACACGCAATCGCAAAGAGTTTCAGCGTGAACTAAAAATACAAGGAGACAAAGGCACATACGAGAGTGACATCAATCCAGTGTTCCGTTGTTTGGAAGAGAACTATCTAGGAGCAGAAGCACCTAAACTACAGACAGCGTTCTTTGATATTGAAGTAGATTTTCACAAAGAAAAAGGCTACAGTAGTCCTGACGATCCTTTTAATCCAATTACAGCAATTAGTATATACTTGGACTGGACAGATACACTTGTAACACTTGCTATCCCGCCCAGTGGTATGACAATGGATACTGCTAAAGACTTGTGCAAGCGTTTTGACAACACATACCTGTTTACAAGTGAGGCAGAGATGCTGGAAGTATTCCTGGACTTGTTAGATGATGCAGATATTATAAGTGGCTGGAACAGTGAAGGATATGATATACCCTATACAATTAATCGTATTACCCGTGTGCTTAGTAAAGATGACAACCGCAAGTGGTGCTTGTTTGGACAACAGCCCAAAAAGCGCACATTTGAACGCTTTGGTAAAGAAAGCAATACATTTGATCTAGTAGGGCGTGTACACTTGGACTACATGCAACTGTATCGCAAATACACATATGAAGAACGTCACAGTTACACACTGGATGCTATTGGTGAACATGAACTTGATGAACGCAAGGTTGCATATGAAGGCACACTGGATCAGTTATACAATCAAGACTTTGAAAAGTTTATTGACTATAACAGGCAAGATACTGCACTGCTAAACAAACTGGATAAGAAACTACGTTTTATTGATCTAAGTAACATTCTTGCACATGAGAATACTGTGCTACTAATGACTACCATGGGTGCTGTTGCACTAACAGAGCAAGCAATTATCAATGACGCACATAGTCGTGGTATGGTTGTCCCCAATCGCAAAAGCAGAGACGATGGCCCAAAGATAGTAGCAGCAGGTGCATATGTTGCGTATCCTAAAAAAGGATTGCATGATTGGATTGGTGCTATTGATATTAACAGTTTGTATCCAAGTGTAATTCGCGCACTTAACATGGGTCCAGAAACTGTGGTAGGACAACTTCGTCAAACAATGACTGAACACATGTTGCGTGAAAAGACTGCAAGTGGTACAAGTTTTGCACAGGCTTGGGAAAATGAGTTTGGAAGTAGAGAGTATCGCGCAGTAATGAACATGGAGCGTGGTACTGAAATTACTATTGACTGGGAGAACGGTGACGAGGATACGCTAAGTGCGTATGATGTTTGGCGGCTAATGTTTGATAGTAATCAGCCCTGGACACTGAGTGCTAATGGCACTATCTTTACATATGAACGCAAGGGAGTTATTCCTGCACTGCTTGAACGTTGGTATGCAGAACGCAAAGTTATGCAGAAAGAACTAAAGAAAGCCAAGGATGAAGGCGGTGATGTTGAGTATTGGGACAAGCGACAGTTGGTTAAAAAGATTAACTTGAACAGTTTGTATGGTGCTATTCTAAATCCTGGCTGTAGATTCTATGACTTCCGTATAGGACAAAGCACAACACTTACAGGACGTTGTATTACAAAACGCATGGCTGAAACTGTAAATGGATTACTAACGGGTAAAGAAGAATACACAGGCGATGCTATTGTGTATGGCGATACTGATAGTGTGTACTTCAGTGCATGGCCCATGATGCGAGAGGACGTTGAGGCAGGGCGGCAAGAGTGGACAAAAGAGATTGTTGCACAACTATATGATGGCATTGCAGATCAAGTCAATGAGGAGTTTCCTGTGTTTATGGAACGTGCTTTTCATTGTCCGCGTGAGAATGGTGAGATTATTCGAGGCGGTAGAGAGATTGTTGCAACCAAAGGACTGTACATTACTAAGAAGCGTTATGCAGCACTGATCTATGACCTAGAAGGTTTCCGTTTGGATACAGATGGCAAGCCCGGCAAAGTAAAAGCAATGGGCTTGGATTTGAAGCGCAGTGATACGCCAAAAGTTATGCAGGATTTCCTTAGTGAACTACTACTGGATGTGCTTACTGGTTGTCAGCGCGAAGAAATTATTGAAAAAGTAAAAGAGTTTAAGAATACATTCCACGAGCGTCCAGGTTGGGAAAAAGGCACACCCAAGCGTGTTAACAACTTGACCAAGTACAGTGCTGAAGAAAAGCGACTGGGCAAAGCAAACATGCCAGGGCACGTTAGAGCAGCAATGAACTGGAACAACATGCGTAAGATGAATGGCGACAAGTACAGCCAAGAGATTATGGATGGTGCTAAAACTATTGTGTGCAAACTTAAAAGCAATCCACTGGGATATACAAGTATAGGTTACCCAACGGATGAGACTCATTTGCCACAGTGGTTCAAGGAACTGCCCTTTGATAATGGACTAATGGAAGCAACTATTGTAGATCAAAAGATTGACAACTTATTAAGTGTACTAGACTGGGATTTGAAAGGTGCAACGCAAACTGCTAATACATTTGACGACTTATTCTCGTTTGAGTAATATACGCATATAAATACAGTAGAGGTATAGTCGATGAAACTAGTGGATAAAATGATACTGCTTACTCGTATGGAACAAAATAACAATGATTACGAGTTAGATGTTGTTGCTGATATCCAAAGACAGCATAGTTTTTATCAAGATCAAAAAAGACACTTTAAAGATAAAAGTTTACATGAACAAAGCCAGAGTATTCTTGCGGAAATGGAACAACTTCATTACAAGTATAATGAAAGCCATAAACAAATAAAACAAAAAGTATCCGGTCTCCTAAGAGACGAAGAAGTCAATATACTGCGCAATGACTATGGCAGATTCGATGCTACAGTACCCAGTTTTGAATTAATGACAGAACGTGCAGCAATACTGACTGATGATCTAGTAAGAGAAATATCAAAAACAATTGGATACTACAGTGACTGGCGCTGGGCAGGTATTGAACTAAATCCCAGTGATGGGAAACTTACACGCAGTTT